AATGTTCTTTTAAAGTTTTACCTCTGCCGTGTGCATCAGATAAATATTTATAAAACTTATGTTTATCTGCATTAAATTCCGATTCGTTTACTCTTTGTAAATTAAATAAAGAATCTATCATTGATAAGTTCTTGTGATCTTCATAACTAAATACTTCTTTACGTCCTACTAATTTGCTTTTACAATACGCATGTATCGTACAGATTTTATACTTCATAGCTTTTTTTGTAACACCATTCATCTCTGGTAGTTTAAGTATCTCATCTCTTATTTCATCAGCTGCAACGTTTGTATGTGATAATATTATTATTCTGTTGTAAGAATATTTTTTTAATAACTCTGTATACTTCTGTGTAATAAACATAGAAGTCTTTCCTGTGCCCGGTGGTCCTGATATAAATTTAAGTTTTTTCATTTAATTTATATTCTTTGAGTTATCAATCCATTCATGTTTTTGTGCGTCATAAACTAAAATGCCTAAATCTTTTTTAAGATCGTGAGTTAAATTATCAATAATATATAACAACTCTTTTTTCTCCATTGTAACTTGTTCTTGTCTACGATTATTAGTTTCAAATCCGTTAACATATACGCCACGTTTTCTTAATCTTAAAAAATTCTTATAAGCTTGAAATAATATAAATCCTGATCTAACAGAAATACCATATGTTCCACCTCTATTTGCTTCAGATGTTTGATAATATATTTCACCTGGGTATATGGGGTCATAAAATCTATCTAATTTTATAGTTCTTGCTTCCGTAATTCTAACGTTAGAACAAAAATCTGTTCCAAAACAAAATAAATTTAAAAGTTTTGATATGTGATAAGCATGTTCTGTTACATATTCATAGTCTTTATCATTTGGATCAAATCTTTTTGATGCTCTGTGTAAATAAAACCATTCGCTTCTTTCTCCAAAAATTCTTCTTTGATATTCTGTAGTAGCATAAACATTACTATTAATTTTTTTTAATTCACTAAATATATCTTCGTTTTCATCTTTTGAATAATGTGCTTTTATTTGTTCTTTAAATGTAAATAAAATTTCTTTTGGAACTTTTAGTTGTAGTCTTACTAAAATATGTTCGATTTTATTAAAATCAAACCACTCTCCTTTTATTCTGTGTTCTTTAAAATATCTGTGCCAATCTTTCTCATAACCTTTTAGATAGCCTATTATTTTTAAATCAATTGGTGAAGAGGTATTCAAAGATGAAAATCTTTTCATTATACCTTCTTCCTTATCGCATTTACCTATTTTAACTCTTTTTAAATTACCCTCTTTTGCTAGAATAAAATAAACATAGTGTGGTTTTTCTTCTCTTTGTATTTCCATAGGTACATCTTTAAAATATTTTTTAGGTATTTGTTTCATCCTGAACCTCCTTATATTGACCCTCTATTATTAAATCGTCTTTATCAAGTTTTTGACCTGTTATACGCCATGATACACAAGACTTCTCACCATACTTGCCGTGATTCTTTTTTGCTTTTAATATATTTTGACACTTAATTACAAGATCAACTCTCGGTAAATTTATTTTTTGTTTTTGTAAATAATCTTCAAACTTATCAAGATTAAACTCTAAAATATTTTTTTGCATATTAAAGTAAGGTAAACCAAAGTACGCTAATTCTTTTTTATTCGTATATGCTTTTTCTTCAGAAATATAATTTTTAAAATGTTTTACAAACCTCAAATCTTCTTCTGCTTCCTCAACATAGTTATTTGATTTTTCTCTTGCTTCATATTTTCTACGCATTATTTCTTCAAAGTCTGCAGCTTTCATTTCTGGAATCCAAACTGAAGCTTTACTAATCACAGAATCGTAAAATAATTTTTTATTACGAAGTGTAGGGCCATCAACTGTAATTGTTTTTTCAACAGCTTCACCTTGCACTACGGCGTTTATTTTTACAAAATATCTATCGCTGCCATATTCTATTATTTGTCCAATAGATTGTTTTGCTTCTTCACTTGTAGCCTCTTGCACACCTATCCAACTAAATATAGTTGCGATTGTTTTTGTAGAGCACCCGATAATTTCTGCAAGTTTTGGCATACCAAATTTTCTATTTGCTTTTTTATGTGTAGTCCCTTTTTTATTTCTTTTATCTGCCTCTTCATCTTTTGCTGCAACAGCTATCTTGTAAACAAAATCATCTATCTCATCTACATTCCACTCTGTATGTTTTAACAACACACCTGCCACTGCTGTACAATAATCATCTCTTTGTCCAGAACCTGCGTACGTAATGCACAACGCAGCAGATAACGCTATCTTACCTAGATCTACTTTTAGATTACCTGGATACTCATCAATACCATCATACTTGACCCATTTAACTATCTCGTTTGTTGTATGATATTTAGTTTCTGGAACTAGTGTGTATTTATTTGCACCATGTCTTATTTCACATAGTGTTGCGCCGTGTTGATATTCCTTATAATAATTTTCTAATTCTTTTGGTAATGCAAATTTTTTATAGTCTGAAGTGCCAGACCAAAGATAATGACTTGATGGATTATTTCTTCTGCCAAATATTGCACCACATGATTTAATGTGATCGCTTGTAAATCTTTTAACAACAGGATTATCAATATCAAAATCTATGTATTGATCTAATCTTAATCCTATTTGTTTTGTTGCGTGTTCTATTCTCCATTCCTCTTTTGTAATTTTAAAATCTGGATCAGACCATTTTTCAACCACACTCTGCTTTGTATCGCAGGGTATGATAACCCGTCCAAGATCTATCCAATCTTCGTACGTAACTGGTGCTTTAATTATCTTTTCATTCATAAAATATAAAAAGTGGGCGTTTCCACTCTCGCATCGACGCCCACTACCTAGGATCTTATAAATTTAAAGATTTTTTGGTTTGTTCCTGAGATTCAGGTCTAGCCTCTACCTCACCTTTACCTACAGACTCAGCAAAAGATTTTGCCATATCATAGATAGCTTTATCTGTGACTGGTCCTACTTTTGATACATCCCAACCAAACCATGTTCCTTTGTCGTTAGACATCTGAACGGTTGATAGTTTATAAATGTGGCTATAAGTTGGCGGAGTAAATAAACCATTTTTACCCTGCATCTTTAAACCCATCATCATTGAATTCCATTTTCTACTAACTTTTAATTGAGTAGATTTCATGGATATCAACGCTGTCTCTGGGTTATCACCAACTACAAGTACAAAATGACTAGCAGTATTATCAAGATAGTTACCATTTGGAAGTCTATCTTTATAATCTTTACCTCTAGTCGTTTGGCTTACGATATCACTATCTGCATCGTGTATCGCAACAGGAGCACCTGTTGATGTGCCTCTATCTTGCCATTCGATATATTGTCTTTTGTAGTGACATGGCACAACATTTATAGTGTCGTACAATGTATTAGTGACAGTGTTTATGATTTTGCCTGGCTCTGCGCCCTCGACATATTTACCATCTCTTTTGTTTACCTCTGGAGATAGTTGTCCCAAAA